GCGAAATACTATCTATTGCATTACACAACAATAAAAATGGTATCAAAAACTCAAAAGCACTTAATTATGAATATAACAAACTATGCTGGGCTAATGACATTGACCCAAACTTTAGATTGAAAACTGGCAAGAAATTAATTGATGGCAAGCAAATAAAAAGAAATCTTAATAGAGCTGTAAAGAAAAGCCTATAATGCCTCAAGTCCATGAGTTTACGAAACATGATGTAGTCGTTGAATGGCAGCATATTCGCAGCAGGCTAGACAGTACCTATGAGCGTCACTTGGTCTTTGACTGCGTTGCCGACTTTGAGACATACTTCATGATGGAGCAGGGTATTATACCTGAACTCATAGAGAATTGGCGTCACAGCGCAAAAGGTGACTGGGTGAAGGCTGATGATGGTGGTGTATGTCAAGTGCTTAGGCGTAAGGTGCATATCCCGCATCCTAAGGATGGTAAGAAGAAGGGCAAATATACCTATGCGAAGAATGGCTACGTTGGCACTATAGTCGGCACATTTATAGCAAATGACAATATTAAGATGGATACAGATTTCCTTGCTCACCCCTCCCGCTACAGCTTTAAGAAAATAGACCCTGCAACATATGTACCGAAACAACGACAGACAAGACTGGGCAATAAGAAGCGAGACTTCATAGCACAAGTGGTAGTCCTTTCACAGAGCATGAAGTTTTATGAGATGCTAATTGTTGCCTATCAGCGAGCATTTCACTGGAAGGGTTCTCCAATGCTTGCCTACAAAAAAGGACTTGAACTTTTAAGGAATGAGACTCTAGTGAAAGTATTAGCAGACCAAATCAAAGTGGCGGCCGAGAAGCATGACGTAACTGTGGACTATATTATTGGTGGCATTAAGAATATAGCCGATACAGCTAGGCGTGAGGATGTTAGCCTGAATGCATTTGTAACTCTCGGCAAGATGATTGGGATGGATGATGATGACCAAGACCCAGCGAATCAGTTAAATGAGGGCTTTCAGGGTTTTGGCAAAGATAAGCAAATTGAAGATGGTAAGCCAGTTCCTGAGAAGGATGAGGCAGAAGAGGCCGACTTCACAGATATTGAAAGTGAGTTTGGCGTATCGCTCACAGAATCACCTAAGCCAGAGGCAAAAACTGAAACAGTCACCGCAGATGGCGATGACATAACCGCTTATAAATAAGGGAAACACAGAATGAGTGAAAGTGCAGTATCAACAATAGTTGACAGGGATGAGGTAGAGCAGGCCAAAAAGTCTACTCGTCTGAATGTGGCAGATGGGATGCCAAAGTACAAAGCCCATAAAATTATACAGGCATTGAAAATTGATGAAGGTCGCATTACAGCAAGCGGTACATTGCTTATTCCTGCCAACAGGGATTATGACCCCTTCATCGTTACCCGTGCCTTTTCCTCCAAACACATGCCTGGTGGCGGTGGCTACTTTGTACGCTACAAAGATGGCTACGAGAGTTTTTCGCCTGCCGAAGCTTTTGAGGATGGTTATACAGCGTTGGAAGATGGCCTTGAAGAGGATTCGACTGCAAGTGAGATACTGGCTAAGGTTAAGGCAGACCTTGCGGAGTCTAATGCGAAAGTTATTGCACTTGAGAAGTCTGCACCGAAAGTGGCTGAAGCACTCAGGAAGGCTGAGTTTAGAATTGAAGAACTCACAGAGAAGAATGATGAGCTTGTACGCATTAACCTTGATGTGAACGAAGAACTCGCCAAGTCTAACAGTGACCCGAAGGTGGCAGAAGAGGCTGTTAAGTCTCTAACCGCCGCTTCTGCTTTTAAAGAGCAGGTTCCGGATGAGGAGATTGTCGTAGACGATACTCCAGACAGTGACTCTGAGATTGAAGTTGTACCTGTTGTTGCGAAGAAGTCTGCACCGAAAAAAGCTCCAGATAATAGAAAGCAATAGTCATGGCTGTGAAACTAAGACCAACTAAGGGTCGTTTCATTATGAGGCCACATGACGTTGGAGAAGTGAAGACCGAGGCTGGCATTATCTTACCTCAAGCAGTAATGCCTGAGTTCGGTGAAGTTATGCGAGCATTTGAAGTTATTAGTGTTGGCGAACCGCTTGAAAGTAATGAGTATGCAATGCCCGAGAAGGGTTCTAATGTATTATGCCCCTGGTTTGCAGGACAGGAGATACGCCTCAATGATAAGGAATATCGCCTTTGTCAGCCAGAGCAAGTCTGGGCTATTATTGACGGCTTTGTCTCGCAGGCAGATGCGCCAAAGGTCGGTAAGGTCTAATGGGCGTTAGACTCACAGATAGCGAACTCTTCTGGGAACTCGATGCTGAGTTGCGTAAGGGTGGTAGTGTATCTATGAGTGGTAGTAATTTTGTTGTTAAGAACCGCAGGGATGAACCTTTTTATGGGGATTCCCTGCAAGTGGCTGTTTCACGTATGTGTGAGAGCTGGGAGGAACACGAGATGTTCCAAATGCCACGTAAATAAAGGATGGGAAACATGGAGAAGACAACGAACTTTGGTGCTAAAGAAGTTAAGATTGAGTATATTGAGCCTAGTGACTTCTACCCAAATCCAGAAGCAAGGACTCATTCAGAACTATTCGATGAATCGAACCCTCGCCTTCCTGAACGTGCTGTTGCTTCTAAGAAAGCTAATGGTGCCGGACGATTGGGCGAAGCCCAGACTATAATGTTAAGTGACTTAGAACAAGAAAAATAATGGAAACCGTAAGCCATATAGAGCAAGTCAAGCCTATTGTAACTCCAATGGAGTATGCTGAGGAACGCAAGACTGGCAAGATTAAAACCTTCAACATCTTAAAGGGTAATCCCTCTAAGGAAGAGAAGATGCTCTATATGGCTTTCCGTAAGACTATAGTGTTTGGCAAGATGTTCCTTGCAGGTGACTTTATGAAGTCTGCTACGCCATTCTTCCACTATGAAATATGTGACGAGTTGGATTCAGATAGCGAGAAACCCCTTGCTGTTATCCTTCCGCGAGAAAGCGCAAAAACAACTCTGGTCAAAGGTAGTATCTTACATGACTTCTTCTTTGCCAAACTAGCTTATGAGTGGGGTTGGCGTGACTATGACGAAAAGCTATTCTACGTCTGGGTAGCCAAATCTCAAAAGGACTCTTTTACAAATGTTGAATACATCGCAATGCACCTTGCAGACAACCAGAAGTTCAAGCGTTATTGTAAGAATTGGAAAGGAAAGACTTGGAACAAAGAAGAGCTTGTACTTTACAATGGGTGCAGGTTATCGTCATTCTCGACTTTGCGTTCAGCACGTGGTCAAACCCTACCAGACATTGAACAAGGGGCGCAGAGAATATCAAGAGCCTTCATTGATGATGCCGAAAACGAAGAGAACACCAAAACTGCAAAGTCGAGAGATAGCCTCAAAGACAGTTTACTCAACGGCCTTCTCCCTGGTATTGAAAAGAATTTCCCAAAAAGGAGAATGATTTTTACAGGTACACCTGTCCACTTTGATGCTATGGCACAGAATCTACTCGATGACTGGGCTACAGTTGTAAAAGAGGGAACTCAGGAAACTTATCCTTGGAAGGTGATTACCTACAAGTCTACACAACCTACAATGCCTGGTGGTGTCCTATGGCACTCACACAATCCTAGACACGTTCTTGATGGCATAAAGGCAGTCTACGAAAAAGGGCCAAGGGGTGTTGGTGGCTACAATCAGGAATATGAACTGGAGGTGCAATCAAGTGAAGATGCTAAGTGGTCTAAGGAGCACATTAGATTCCATGATGGACAGTATATGTTCATTGAGGGTCAGAGTTACCTTCATCTTAATGGCGAGCTTATTCCTGTTAATGTATTCGTTGGCTGTGACCCTGCTACTGATATTGATAACAATACTTCTGACTATTCAGTTATTATGGCGGTGGCTGTTGACGCGCAAGGGCGAAAATATGTACTTGAGTATGAACGCCATCGCTCTATACCTACTGCTGGCAGGCGTGAACCTAAGATAGTAGATGGTGAGATAGTTGACTATGAACTCGTTGGCAAGGCAGGTGTCGTTGATTACCTAGTTGACTTTGCTAAACGATACAATATTACTGGTGGTCGTATTGAAGATGTTGCGATGAATCGTAGTGTTTTTAGCGCACTCCATGACTTGAAGGTGAAGCTGAAGGCTAACTATGCTATTTATGCGCCACACCCGCCAGGGGGAACGAACAAGCACAACAGAATTTATACTTATCTATCTACTGACTTTTCCAATGGGATGGTATTCTACAGGAAGAATCATTATGAACTGATAGATGAAACTTGGAAGTTTGGGCCATTCATGGCGCATGACGACACAATCGAAACCTTTTACTATGCTTGTGTTGGTGCTTACCCGCCACGACCTAAGAAAGCTCCTAAAGATGGAGTAGGCAATAAAACGAATAGCCACTTGGTAAGGGTGCAACGTCTTAACAACCACATTAATAAACCGAAGCGCAAAAGAAGCTGGAGAACAATGTAATGTCTTTACAACCATCGGTACCACACAAAAAGGTGTCAACTGCACATAGCAATAGACAGCTTATTGAGTTTGCGAATAATGGCCGAAGAAACAAATGGCTTGGCGACCTTCATAAAGGCCAACGCTTTTACGAAGATGAGCAAATTGATGAAGATGAATTGGAGGATTTAGAAGATGCGAACATGCCGACATTTACATCTAATAGGTCTACTCCTGTTATTGATACCCAAAAGTATTTTATAACTGCTAACAACCCACGTTGGTCTGCTACAGGCAGTGGTGGGGATGATTCACAAATAGCAGGAATTGCCGCACGTTTGATGGATTACTCCTTTGAGCAGTCAAATGGCAAGATGCACATGGGTCAGGTAGCCTTAGACATTCTTGCGAAGTCCAAAGGTGTTCCCTATTTGTATGTTGACAAAGATGCTGACAGGGGAATGGGTGAAGTCATGTTTGGCTCCATCAATCCTGAAGATGTATATGAAGACCCAACATCTCGTGATATGTTTGCTAGAGATGCTTCATGGATTCAGGTTGCTCGCAATATGTCAAAGACAAGTATTGCCAACAAATTGCCACAGTTTGCTAAGCAAATTTGGGCGGCTCAAGGTGCGGCTCTTACAGACACAGGTGGCGATGGTACGAAGGAAACTAAGAATAGTCAAGTTAATGCAGATGCTATTAATGGCTATGATGGTCAGTATGAGGAAGTTCTCCCATACATTGAAACCTATAGGCGTGAGCCTGTCGAGTTCCTAAATCTCATGGTTCGTGACATCCCTTCACCAGACGCAATTAGAGAAATGCAGATGGAGGGCAGGGTGTCGCTTGAGGAATTGGCAATGGAAGTTGACGTTGCTATCCAAGAGCGTGAGGCTGAATTGCAGAAGATGGTAGATAATGGAGATATGCTTCCTGTTCGTATGGAACTTGAAATGTCCAAAGAACGCAGGCGTTTAGAGTCTCAGTTAGATGCACAGACTGAAGCCTATGCCAGTGCTGTTGAGCAACTTAAAGCCCAAATTAAAAGTATCGTTATTCGCAAGGAAGAGTACAAAAAGGCAGTTGCAGATGGTCTCGTAAACCCCGAAGATATTCTTGAAGAGATTCCCTTCTGGGACATGAGGGTTAAGCTTGAATGCTCTGTTGGTGATGATACGATGCTTTACAAGATTGACCTTGACTACAAGTATTATCCCCTAGTTCCAATTCCTTATGTATATACAGGTAACATTTATCCTATTTCTTCTATGAAATACTTAATGGGTAAACAGGAAGAAATCAACAAGGCGCACCAATTGATGATTCACAATGCTACGCTATCCTCTAATGGGCAGTGGTTAGTGAACTCAGGTTCTGTGATTGATATGGATGTGTGGACAGAGAACTCGACTATGCCAGGTGGTATTTTAGAGTATGTCTATTCTGGCCCAGAGAGCAAGCCTGAACGCATCATGCCTTTGCCTTTGAACAACGCTTTTTACACCATCATGAATGAGGGCAAAAACGAGCTGGAGTATACAGCAGGTGTCAGCTCTGGGATGATGGGAATGGCTGATGTGTCTGACAGGGTTCCTTTTCGCTCACTAATGGCAAATGATGAGTTTGGTACTCGCAAGCTGAAAGCATGGATTGATAGTGTTTTTGAGCCAGCCCTAACACATCTAGGGAAGGTTTTTATTGACATTTCTCAGCATGTTTACAAGGCGCACAAAATTTTCCGTATTGTCAATGAGAATGGCTTTGAGGATTACGAATTGAACGTGCCTCTTTATGACAAGTCTGGAGAAATCTCTGGCAAGTATCTTGACTATGAGACTGCAAACTTTGACATTCGTATTGTTGCAGGTTCTACATTCCCAACCAATCGTGAGATGCGAGAAAGCAAATATTACGAGTATTTCAAAGATAATCTAATTGATGATGTTGAAATGATTAAATACACCGATATTGAGGATAAAGAGGGTGTTATCAAACGTAAGAGTGTCCAGGCACAGCAGGCAGGTCAGATTGAATCTCTTGGAGATGAAATCAAGAAGCTGAAGGGTGACAATGAAACGCTTGAACGTCAAGTTATTCAGTCCAGAATTAAAATCAATTCAATGGCTGGAGAGAATGAAGTCCGCAAGGGTGTTCTTGAGACACAGACCGCATTAGCGCAGTTTGAGGACAAGGCATCGTTGGCTCTAAAGACTCATGAGGCTAATATGAAGCAAATTGAGCAGGATGCGAAAAACGCTATTACAGCTAAAAAACCTAGTTCAAAGTGACACTTGGGCTAGGCTTAGAAGCTTGTATATAGGATAGTCTATTAGTATATTAATTATGAAGGGAAAACCGTACAATGGCTGAGAACGATTTAGATTTTAACGACAATGCTTTTGCATTGATGGATGATGAACGAGCAGAAACAATAGTTATGCCTGGTGGCAAACCGAATGCACCAATACCACAACTTATTGATACACTCAATCAACCCACAGAACCAGAGAAAAAGGGTGGGGTCGAATCAGATGTGTTACTTCAAACAGTTACTAAGCAGGGACAGCAGATTGAGACATTGGTTTCAACTCTATCCCAGAATCTACAAAGCAGAAATCAGCAACCTCCACAAGAGGAAAAGCCAGCCCCTAAGAACTTGAAAGAAGCTCTGGGCTTGCCTGAAGATTTTGTTTATGACGAAGCCGAAGCAGTTGATGACCCTGAGAGTGATTCAGGCCGTTACCTCAATGCTCGAATTGCGATACAAGCAAAACGGCTTCAGATAACCGAAGATGAAAAGCGCATGCAGAAAAAAGGCGAAGAGCAGTATAGCGAGCAGAAGAAAACGCTTATGGAGAAGTATAAGCTTGACGAAGCTGGTTATGCTAAGTTCGAGAAACAAATGGCCGATAGAGAATTTACACTTGAGGATATGTTTCTTACAATCAATCGCCAGCAGTACGCTGAGAATGTTTCACGTTCAACAGCAAAGCAGTTCAGCAACCAGAGGGAAAGGGTTTCATCTTACATCCCTTCACTTGCTGGAAGCTCTGGCGCACCGAAACAACCTCTGAGTGATGCACAACTTTTCAAT